TTGGGTGGGTCTGTGCGATTGCTTTTGCCTATCACTTTATCGTAAAAGATTTAATTATATTTGGTGCAAGTTTTGCTGGTGCAGAGCTTCCAGAGCTGCCGGATTTTGATATGGGTACACTTTTAACTGTCCTCGGCGGCATGCTCGGAATCGGAGGACTCAGAACATATGAAAAGCAAAAAGGTTTAACAAAGTAACACAAGATTTATTTAGACATTTAAGGATACATGTTATGAGTTTATACGCAAACATACATAAAAAAAGAAAAAGAATAAAAGCTGGTAGTGGAGAGAAGATGAGAAAGAAGGGTGCAAAGGGCGCACCTACTGCAAAAAACTTTAGACAAGCAAAAAGAAAGAAATAATTATGGTAGCTAAACTTCATACAATCAGAAGAAAATTAGCAAAAAAACAAAAGCTAGGATTTAGCGAAAGAGCAAGAGCAGTAAATAAAGGGTTATTACCTAGTAAGGCTAAGAAAGATGGCAAAAAAAAGAGATCCTAAAGTTGGAACAGGAAAGAAACCAAAAGGTTCTGGCAGACGCTTATACACAGATGAGAACCCAAAAGACACAGTTGGTATCAAGTTTGCCACAGAAGCAGACGCAAGAGCTACGGTTGCAAAAGTTAAAAGAGTCAGTAAACCTTTTGCGAGAAAGATACAGATCCTTACAGTTGGTGAGCAAAGAGCAAAGGTAATGGGTAAGAATAAAGTTGCCAGTATCTTTAAAAGAGGCAAAGAAAGCATAAGAAAGGCACATAAAAAATGATGTGGTTTTGGTTAAGTTTATCTAAGTTTTTTAATAAAATAGGAAACTATTTTTATCACAAACATGTTATGTGTGTTAAAACAAAGACAAGGGAGTCAGTAAATGGACATAGAAAAACTGCGACAGGAAATAGAGGCAGACGAAGGAAACGTACATGAAATTTATTTGGATCACCTCAACTTGCCTACTTTTGGGATTGGTCATCTGGTCCGTGATACTGACCCAGAGCATGGCCAACCCGTTGGTACACCTGTAAGTGAAGAGCGTGTAAACAGCTGTTTTGATAATGATATACAAGGAACTATAACAGATTGTAAAAATTTATTTGATAATTTTGATGATTTACCAGAAGAGGCACAATTAATTTTATGCAATATGATGTACAATTTGGGGTACACAAGACTAAGTAAATTTAGTAAACTTAGAGGAAGTATATCAATTATGGACTTTACTGAGAGCGCAAATCAAATGTATGACTCGAAATGGAGAACACAAGTGCCTAACAGAGCAGAGCGATTAATTAATAGAATGAAAGCACTAGGAGCGTAATATGTTATCAGCAATACTTAGTTTAGCAGCGCCAGCTATATTGGGACCAGCAGGCTTAAGCCTTGTTGCTAATCCTATGGTAGCTAGTGCTATAGGCGGTGGTTTAGGTTCTTTACTGCAAGGTGGTGATACACAAGATGTTTTAACAGGTGCCGCTTTAGGAGGCATTGGTAGCGCTATAGGTGGATCTAGTGCGTTTGGTGGTAATCCCGCTGCTCCTACACAAGCTTTGAATCCTGATATAGCAGCTAAAATGGGAGGCGCTGCCGCAGGTGTTGGTACGGGTATGGCCGCAGCACCAACAACATTTACACAAGCGCTAACAAGACCAGAAGCTATAGGTGCTGGTATAGGTGGTTTAGCTGCAGATGCAATGATAATGCCAGAATACAGAAAAGAAGAAGAAGAAAAAGAATATCCTAGAGGCATGCCTATTAAAAATACATCTGTTTTTCCAGAGTTTGGATATGACGCTGGTAAAATGGGTGAATTTAACTACAGAATACCAAGAAACTTTGCAGAGGGCGGTGAAGTAGACGCTATGGATATGGCTATGGATGCAGGTATTGGTGGCATGATGAAAGATGGAATGAATGATAAAGAGTTAATTAGTAGTGCTATTGATGTAATACAAGGTGAGATTGATGACCCAGATAAACAACAAGTTATATTAGGTCAGTTTGTGGCTCAGTTTGGTCAAGATGCATTACAAGATTTGATAACCAGAGTACAATCAGGAGATATACCAGCTCAATCACAAGAAGGAGACGGCATGGTAAAAGGTGCTGGTGATGGTATGGCTGATATGATTCCTGCTTCGATGGAAGGAGATCAAGATGTATTACTTTCTGATGGTGAGTTTGTTGTGCCTGCTGACGTTGTTAGTGGCCTCGGAAACGGCTCCTCAGATGCAGGTGCTAATAAATTAGAAGATATGATGGATAGAGTTAGAGAGTTAAGAACTGGTGGTAAAGAGCAGCCACCTGCTATACCTGATGAGATGATGTTGCCTGCATGATATGCACAGCAGTGCCTCGTGAGGCAATAGACATAGTTTGGAGCGATGTAAGCGGCATGCTTAACAAAGCCATACAAACTAGCAAAGGTAAATATCACATAGATGATATTTATCATGATTTAACTAAAGGTTATTATAATCTTTGGTTAATTGTAGATGATAAGAATGGAGAAAAGGTTATAGCAGCATTGACCACTAGAATAATATGGTATCCAAACAGAAAAGCTATGGCTATGGATTGGGTTGGTGGCAAAAGAATGATGGAGTGGTTACCAATAGCTATGGAAAAATTATCAAGTTTTGCTAAAGATTGCGAATGCAGTCATTTAGAGGGTTATGGAAGAAAGGCTTGGATGAAAATATTAAAAAAATATAATTGGGAACCAGAGTATATAGCTTATCGCATGGAGATTAACAATGGGTAAAGGCAGATCAAGGCCGCAACAGCCAACAGAACAAAACATAGTACAAAGCTCACTACCAAAATACTTTGAGCCATATGCTATAGATATGATTAAAAGAGCTGAAGCTGAGTCTAAAAGAGAATATACACCCTTTGAGGGTCAAAGACTTGCAGACGAAAACACAGACACTGCTAGATCTAGAGAAATAGCTAGGGCTGTGGCAGAGGGTGGTATACCGGGCCTAGGTCAAGCCACGGCAGGCACAACAGCAGGTATGGGAAGAGCTATAGAGGGACTTGGTTTTCAATCACAAGACTTTGGATCTGAGCAAGCTCAACAATATATGTCACCATATTTGCAAAATGTATTAGATGTGCAAAAAAGACAAGCTATATTAGATTTTAATAGACAACAAGCAGGCAGAGATGCTGATGCTGTACAGGCTGGTGCATTTGGTGGTTCTAGACAGGCTGTTGCACAAGCGCTTGCTGGTGAAGGCCTGCAAAGACAACTAGGTGAAATACAGGCTGTTGGACAACAAAAGGCTTTTGAGCAGGCACAACAACAGTTTGAGAGAGATAGAGCTGCAAGATTAGACGCTGAAAGGCAGGGTTTATCTGCAGCAGAAAGTTTATCTGGTCAATCAGCGCAGCTTGCTGCACTCGGTGAAAAAGCTAGAGCTGGTGACATAGAGTCAGCTCAGTTACTAGAAAAAATAGCCAAAGATAGACAAGCTAGAGAACAGGCTGGTCTAGACTTAGCATACGAAGATTTTGTTAGACAAAGAGATATGCCAAGAGAAGATTTAACATTTTTATCATCTATCTTGCGTGGTGTGCCTGTAACGCCATCTACAGAAACTACAAAGTTTCAACAATACAATCCTGTAAAAGACTTACTAGGTACAGGTATAGCTGGTCTAGGATTATATAAGGGAATTACTGGCTTATGATGAATGTTTTACAAATACAAGATGATTTAAAAAACTTTTCAGAAGAACAGCTTGTTAAAGAAATGCAGCAGCCTAGTGGTAATGCACCACAGTTTCTTGTTTTGTCTGAATTAAATAGACGTAGAAGGGTAAAAGGTGAGTTTGCTGCTAGACAGGCGCAGAAAGCCCCTACAGTGGCTGAAGAGGCTGTAGCTGCTGCTGGTGTGCCACAAGCAGGTATGATGGGCATGTCAGAGGCTATGGCTCCTGCAAGTGTAGACTCTGGTGGCATAGGCTCTATGATGCCTAAAACTATGAAGATGGGTGGTGAAGTTGACGAATACGCAGAAGGTGGCGTTATAAGAGCGCAATCTGGCAGATTCTTTGATGCTATGGGCAGGCCTACACAAGAGCTTTTAAATGCCATGATAATGCAAGAAAGTGGTGGAGACGTAAAGGCAAGAGGTAGTTTAGATGAGGTAGGTTTATCGCAAATTAGACCATCAACGGCTATTATGCCGGGATATGGCGTAAAATCTATGTTTCCAGAGCTTGAGAGCCAGATAGGTAAAGGTAAAAAATATGCTACAGCTCAAGAGGCTTACTTAGATAATAAAGAGATGGTTGATGCAAGATTAGAAGAGGGCGATACATCTAAAGATTTTATGGCAGATTTACTTACAGGCTATAGAAAAAACACTGATACTGACGCAGGTGCTATATCTGCTTATAATGTGGGATTAGGAGGATTAAAAAATATAAAAAATCCAGCAGACTTTTCTTATTTTAAAGATGTTGTTGGTAAAATGAGTCCAGTTGAATATGATGCTACCCCTATAAAAAGCGGTATAATGTCTGCTGAAGCAGCGACTGATGACGACAAGAAAAGAGCAGACGGTAGGAGTGGATTTGATAAATTTTTTAATATTATACCAACACCTGACGATTCTTTATCTGGCTTTGAAAATATGATGGAAACAGATCCAGATAAAAAGTTTCTTTTTGGTGAAAAAGGTATTGATATGTTAAAAAAACAAGCCAAAGACAGAATAGAAAGAAGAAATAATCCTGATATTAAAAGAGTCGACTCAAGAACTGGCACACAAAAATTATTTAATATTATTCCTGAGCCAGATGATTCATTAAGTGGATTTGAAACAGTCTACATGGGTTCACCAGCTGATGCCACAGCAAAAGAAAAAGCAGAAACTGATGCAGCTTTAACATCAGCAAAAAAAGAAGCTCCTGATGCGCCTGAAGCAAAAACACAATTAACAACCTTAGAACAAGAGTTATTAAATAGACAAAAACAACTGCAAAAAGATAGAGATTTTGATAGATATATGGCGCTTGCTCAAGCAGGGCTCTCTATTATGTCATCCGATAAGCCAACACTGGCAGGTGCTATAGGTGAAGGTGGCACTGCAGGTTTAGCGGCCTTTAGAGAGGCACAAGAAAGGTATCAAGAAGGATTAAACGATATTCTTAATGCTAGAGTTAAATTAGCAAGCAAAAAGAGTGGGTTAACACAAAAAGAAGCTATAAATGCTATATCTGCTATTGACTCTAACATAGCAACTTTAAGAGGAAAGATGGCCTCCGCGACTGATCCAGCGATAATAAAAGAAATACAAGATGAGATAGCGCAGTTTAATTTTCAAAAAGAATCTTTAATGCCAAGAGCAGGGTTTTCTAGACTAAGTATGAATGTAAGTGACAGTGCAGCTAAATAAAAGTTAAGGTTAACAAATGGGAACATATAACACATTTAGTAGAGTTACTGGTAAGTCTTATCCCTTTATTATCGATGGCGACACCCCAACACAAACCGAAATGGCGAGAATCACGCAGATTTTGGCACAAGAAGAAGGTTTGACTACAGAGCAAGTAGAGCAAGACCAAGGTAATTTATTTACAAGAAATATAGGTAGAGGTATAGATACTATACAACAAGCATATGGCTCTGCTGTAGAAGGTATAGGTGAGTCTACAGGTCTTGATTTTCTTAAAAACTATGGTGCGTCTGTTGTAGAAAGTAACAGAAAAGAACTAGAAGCAAGTCAAGAGGCGGCCAGACAGCTAGATGATATAAAAGATGTAGGTAGTTTTTTTGACTATGCAGGTGCTACATTAGGATCTCAGGTTCCACAACTTGGTAGTACGCTTGCTGGTTCTGCTGCGGGCTTTTTGGTTGGTGGTCCAGCTGGGGCCGTGGTGGGTGGATTAGCGGCTAATTTACCATTCTTCTATGGGTCTAACAGAGAAGCACAAAAAGAAGAAGTGTTAGCTGGTAATAGAATAGAAGTGTCTGAAGGAGCTGCAGCTTTAACTGCCATACCTCAATCAATATTAGATTTAATAGCAGATAGATTCTTAGTCGGTGGATTTACAGGTAAATTAGTTGGTGGTGGCGGCCTATTTACAAAAGGTGTAAAGGCTGGAATAAAACAAATAGGTAGGCGTGGTGCAGTTGGGGCCGCTAAGGGTGTTATAACAGAGGTCCCTACAGAGATAGGCCAACAAGTATTAGAGAGATTACAAGCTGGTAAAAGCCTAACAAGCAAAGAAGCAATTGATGAGTATAAAGAGGTTGCTGCAGCCGCTGCGCTAATAGGTGGTACCGTGTCTTCTACAGGGACCATAGTAGCAGGTAGTAGAGAGAAAAAACTAACTAAAGATGAAGAGTTAAATAGAGATCAGGCAAATGAAGCCTTACAAACGCAGCAACAAATTAACAATGCAGAAAACTTTTTAAATACAAAAGGGTTACCAGCGCCTAGAACATCACCTGCAGAGGTACAAGACGATACTGGCGTAGCAGACTTAGAAACCGAAGACAACAAAGTTGTTGATAGAGAAAGAATATCTGCCGCAGAACTTCCCTTTTTCCAAAAATATACCAAAGCCTTAGATGCTGTAAAGAAAGCAGGTAAAGTTAATCCCACTATAATTAGAAATGCCATAAGAGAAGAAGGCAGAAAAATATCTAAATTAGAAGTTGATGGCATTATTGAAGAAATGTCTAAGCGTGGTGAAATAAAGCCTATAGGCAAAAACAAATTTGAAGTAATGCAAGATGATTTAGATACTTATAAAGCAAGAGCCGCATCTTTAAAATCTAAAGCAGAGCAAATAATAGAAGAAAAAAAGGCTATACAAAAGACAATTGATGAAGCCCCTCCTATACCTGCAGTAGATGCAGACCCAGTTACACTAGAAACAAACAGGCAAAGATTAGAGCAAAAGAACCTTGAGTATGACAATGTAATTAAAGAAGCAATGATACTTGAGCGTGATGCTGCTGATTATATTAAACAAAGGTATGGCACTACCGATGTTAAAGGGACCACAGACCAACGAGTGGCGATAGAGAACCCTGTGACTGCTAGTGCAGTTATACCTGATTTGACTGCTAAAAAGAGCTTTGATGTAGCAGATAAGAAAAAACTTACAGATAACTACATGAGCAAAAGAGATGTAGTTATGAAAAAGCTATCTGATAGGATGAAAGCTATTGGTTTGGGTGATGTTGTATTAAGACAAGAGAATATACTAACTGGTAATCCTAACGAGTCACCTACAGAGGCATTGCAAAAGGGTCAGATCTATGAGGGCTATTTCCAAACAGAGGGTGGTAAGCCAACTATAGCTTTGGCTATGGAAATATATGATCCTAATCTCACAGACGCAGAGCTAGAAGCTAAGATAGGTTCTGTATTAAATCACGAAATAATACATGCTATTAAACGTATGGGTTTGTTTAACGCTCAAGAATACAAAACATTAACCGATGCTGTTAGTAAACGTAAATATGTTGTTATGGAAAATGGAAAACCAGTTGAAAGACAATACACATTCTTAGACAGAGCTGAAAGAATGAATAGAGATCTTACAGCTGAGGCTAAAATAGAAGAAGCGATTGCTGAGATGTACAGAGCATACGCTGATGGCAGAATAGTTGTTGGTGGCAAGCCTAAGACCCTACTACAAAAAATTACTAAGTTTATTAAGTCAATATTTGGCGCTCATGAGGATATAGGAATAACAGATGTAGATCAGATATTTGAAAATATAGGTACTACAGACCAAGAAAAACAAATAGGTAGAAGAAGCAGAGACCCAGATGCTGTTATGGAAAGGCAAAATAGCCTTCTTAATACACAAGCAAGTCTATCAGACCAGCTTACTGGTGACGCAAAGCCTAAAGTAAGGCCAAGTAAAACTATACCAAAAAAGGTTAAAACAGCTTACAAGTTGTTTGTACAAAGAGCAGACGGTCAATTATTACCATTATTTGTTAATGCAGCAGATCCTATACCTGTTGGTCAGTTTATAGAGGCTGATTTTCCTACTGCTACATTTAGGGGCAGACCAATTACTGGCAAGGGTGCAAATAAAAAACTTGGTACAGAATCTTTTTATGTGCCAACAAAAGGTGCAGAGAGAACTAAAGGCGAAGCTAAAAGAGATACTGGCACAATGGTATCTATATCTTCAGAGCAGGAAAGACAAAAACTTATTGCAGAAGGTTATATAACTGAAAAAACAGGAAGAACTGAACTTAATCCGTATGGTCAAGTTAGGGCGGTTGCTGCACGACCCGGGTTTCACGCAAGCATTAAAGCGTATGCGCTGCATTTAGGCCCAGAAGATCTGCAAGTTACAAAAGAAGAAGCAAAAATATTAACTGATTTAGGTATGGTTATTAAGCCTAAAGAGGGAAAACTTTTTGTAAAGCGTAGAGCGGAAGATCAGGTGTTTGCTAAAGTGTCAATGGCTGATGATGTAGATTATCAAGAACAAATAAAAGACTCAGGTAGAACAGACATAAATGATAGAGTGCCATTAGGTGGTAGCTATGTGTATACAGATGGACAAGCTAATCAAGACTGGTTAGTTGGTGGAGATATGCGCATTGATAGAGTCTTATCAAGGCAAGAAGCACAAACTATAGCGCAAAAGCAAGGTGTAAGAGATTTACCATACAAAGCTGAAGTGGAAGAGATATTAGGCAGAAAGCTATCTAGTGAGTTGCCTGCTGATACAAAGTTCTCTGTTAAAAAAGCAATTACTGATGATATTGCAACAGATGATTTGTTAATTGTTACGCACAACATTAAACCTGAAGCATTGGTTAGGGCAGATAGACTTGGCGGTATACCTATGCCATCAATAGCAATAACTAAAGCAAGTTTGGGTTTTGAAGGATTTGGTGACATTTCTTTGATTGGTAATGCTAAAATGGCAACACCAAGTAGCGTGGATCAAATTTATAAAAGAGATGCTTACACTACAAGGGCGCCAAGACCTGAAATGGAAGCAACAGATGATGCGCTAAAATATATAGAAAATTTAAGAGATAAATTAGAAAGTGAGTTAATTCAAAAATATGATTTAGAACCAGTTGGTGAAACAAAAGATGCTTTAATTAATGCATTTGGGAGAAATAAACCACCAAGAGCTAGTTTATCAGATTATAGAGAAGAATTAACTGAAGATGTTATGTCATTAAATCAAGACTATGATCCCTTTACTTTTGCAGAAATATATTTAGATCAAATGACTCCAATATTAAGATTAAAATATCTTAATGATGTTGGAGCTATAGATAAAATATTTCAAGAAGAATTTAAGTCACCTTTGGTTCTTCCTGAAGAAGGAAATGAAATAATAGGCAGAATATTAAATGCAGCAACTGGGTTTGGATTTGATTTAAGAAATGAAATGCAATTTGAATATGATGAAAAATCTTTGAGAGATTGGCTTTTAACAGAAAGAGAAAATGCTATAGAAGCTGTTAATAAGCCATATGCAAATAAAAAGATGCCTTTAGTTTTGGAGCGTGTTGCAGATTTTGAAACAGGCGTAAGAAAAGCAGCTACATTAGATAATATTGTATCAATAATGAGAAAAAGGCGAGGCCCAGCACAAGAGAAAGGTTTTGAGCTTGCAACTACATTGGGTCCATTAGCAGCTAGGGTAACTCCTAGATTCAAAACATTACAAGAAATAAAAAATAGTAGAGATAGAATAGACTATAAAGAGTTTGATAAAGCGAAGGGTGATGTACAAAGAGCGGCCACTGTATCAGAAGAAGCCTTATATAATTTTCTTAATAATGATCTTATGTTACAGCGAATAGTTAGAAATAATCCTGATGGATATACTGTTGATGATGTTGTTAATATTAATGGTATACCTAAAAAAATGCTTGCTAACATATTAGAAAAAAAATCAGACTTTAGATATTCTATTTCACAAGTAATTACAGATGAAAGAAAGCAAAAATTTATTCAAAGATTAGAAGAAATACAAAGAGGAGCTATTCCTAAGCCTATTATAGATTTAATAAATGAAACTGGCAGAAGAATAAAAGCTATGCCAACAGAATATTTTGAAATTAAACCTTTAAGGGCGGTAAAATTAAATGAATTTGTTGGAGCTTTGATACCTGAAGAAACATCTGCACAAGTTAGACAATTATTAAAAAGAAATATGCCTGATGGTAAGATAGTTGAGTATGGAGAAAGCAGAACAGAAAAATTGATGGAGTTTAAAGATGTTATGTTTTCAAGAAAACAACTTGATCCTAAGTTGCTTAACCAAAGTATAATTAAAAACTATAAGACTGATGATAATGGCAATATATTAACAAAAGCACAATTAGGTGATGAGAATCCATTTGTTAGATCAGCTCCTGCAGGTACAGTGAAGCTAGAAGATGCATTGCAAAAGTTACAAGATGAAAGAGGCGGTGCAGTTTATGATATTAATAATGCAGAGGATAGAGAAGCTGTATCACAAATAATAGCTGAAGAAGCTAGGGTTGCTATGGAGCGTGATGATAGCGCCATAGGATGGTATGACCGTACACTTAAACTAGCAAAGAAAGTTATAGGCGTAGCGCACCCAGAGGTTGATAAGTCTAATCCTGCATATAATCCAGATAATGAAGCAGCGTTTGATTTTGCATTATCTATAACATCTAATGGATTAGCTATTATTCCTAACTTTAAATTAGCTACAGAACAATACGAGCATTGGGTTGAGAACGGCATATTTAAAGAAGAGGGCAAAGATCCCGGTATGAAAAAGGCTTTCTTGGCCTATAATACTATGAAAGAAACTATGTCTGATGCAGAGATAACAGAGTTTCTTAACTCAGACTTTACAATGGGTGAGCTTAAAGCCTTACCAATAATAAAAGAACTTGGGATTACTGTGTCTTCAACAGAGACAGTTAATACAATTGTTAAGGGTTCACAAATATTCGGATCTAAGATAGGCGGAGCATTTTATCAAAATGTTAGAGGCAACTATGATGCATTAACTATGGATAGATGGTTTATGAGATTCTTTAATAGAATAACAGGCAACCCATTTAAAGTTATAGGCGAGAATGTATTAAGTGATAATAAAGCTAGATTGTTAAGGGCTGTTCAAACAGCAGAAGCACAAAGAAATAACTTTCTTATTAATGCTATTGAAGATGCAAAAGATGAAGCAAATATAGATATTATTAATGATGCTACGGCCATTGAACTAGCTGCTGCTTTAGACAGGCAATATCAAGTAGCATTTTCTAAAACACCTGTAGAATTAAGAGATCAAAAAACAGAGCTTGATTTAGCCGCTCAATCTTTAAATAGAAACGCAAATGTGCAAGTTGTAGAAACGCCTCGTAGTGGAGGGGACCGTGCAATGATGCGTCTTGTAATTAACAGGGCAAGACAGATACTGGCTGAGAACGGCATAAATATTAGTAATGCAGATATACAGGCATTGTTATGGTATGCAGAAAAGGATTTATTAGATGCTTATGGCGTTAGAAAAGGTCAGGGGCTTAAGAATGACTATGTAGATGGCGCTATAGCAGTGTTAAGAGAGAGAGGTATAGAAAATGAAACGATCACAGAAGCACTCCCCGAATCAGAGAGAAACAGACTCGATAGTGACACAAATACCGAGAGAAAGATTGAAGGAGTTTATAACCCAAATGATATCGTTACAGAAGAAGAAGCAGATGTCGAACAAGAAGTAGAAGAATATGATGTATCTGAGGGTTTAACAGAACAAGAGAAGTCAGAGCAACAAAAACTACAAGATGAGTTTGATAAGTTTAACAGGGTTATGTCGGCAGCTGTTAATCCAAACAAGCTGATTAACGTACCTTTAGCAGATCCAACTGAAAGTATATTTGGAAATAGATATTTCTACGGCACGGTTAAGGGCCCGCAGGGCAGAATGACCAATGTAGTTTTAACAGAGGGATTTCATGAATATAAAGGCACAGATAAGCAAGGCAATCCTATCTATAGTGGTGAGGGATTAGCGCATATTCTAGGTGAGCGCGGTAGAAAACCAAGCAGAAGAGATGAATTATTAGTGCCAACAGAAGATGGTAACTGGATAAAGTACAAAGATGTTGAAACTGCTATATACGAAACATTAAAAGCATATAAGTTTAAAAATGGTGTAAGGCAAAGATTTGATGGCAAGTCAACAGATCTTGTATTGTTTTGGGATAAAGCAAGAATAGCTGGTAAAAACAAAGCTAATAAAACATTAGCACTAGTATTAAAATATAAAAAAGATACATATTCACAGCCAGTATATGTAGTTAATACAACATTTTTAGAAGATTCTGACAGGCGTGTTGGAACACAGCGTGTTAATTCTATGGCTACCATACCGACTACGGATACAACACCACAATCAGATCAAATAGTTGAAGATATAGAAAAGAAAAGACTGAATATTCAATATAATAATTTAGCTCCGATACTAGGTAAAATAGTATCAAAAGTTACATTTGGTAAAATAGAAAAAGAAAAGGCGCAAAAAGAAGCAGAAAAAATATTAATTAAGTTTCAAGATGCATTGTTACCTGTGGGCGCTATGTTGGATGAGCTAAAGAAGAAGGGTTTCACAATAGCCGATGCATTAGATACTTACATGCAAGAGGAGTTATTTCATGGAAGAGCAGGCGCTAAGGTAGAAGATATACAAGAAAAGTTATTTGTCCCATTATCCGAAACTATTAAGTCTATAAATATATCAGATCAAAAGTTAAATGAGTTAATATCTGTTAGTAATTTTTATAAAATAGCTCAGAAAAAATATATAGATAAAAGACTAGCAGTTGCAGACGCCATTCTTTACGCAAGGCATGCTAAAGAAAGAAACGACTACATAAATAAAAACAAACCCGGGGGCAAGGACAAAGGGTCCGGCATGGCAAACAAGGAAGCTGATGCCATAATAAATTGGCTATCTACGCTTGATACAGTTGAAGGTGGCAAGTTAGCTAAAATAGAAAATTTATCAAGACAAATTATAGCGAATACAAATCAGCAGCGCTTAGAGAGTGGCCTGATAAAGCCTGAACTTTTAGACTCAAACTTTAAATCAAAAGTATATAACAACTATGTGCCATTGAGAGGAGATATTGAGTATGAAGCAGAAGCAATAGGAAATGAGTCTGAAGACATGATGGGCAAAACAAGAATGACTACCAACTTGTTTGGCGCAGCAGGTAAGGAAGATAGGTCCGCATTAGGACAAACCGACTACGCAGAAAATATTATTGCATCAATGATGGCACAAAACCAAAGGTCAATTGATCGTGGTGAACGTAATAAAGTAGGGCAATCATTTGCCAATCTATTAAGAGGTTTTGAAGAACAGCCTGATGGCACATTTAAAGTAAATGAGCAATTAAAAACACATATGGAAAAAATTGCTAGATTTGTTGACGATATACCTAAGAAGCTTCAAGAGGGTTTAGACAAAAATAGAATATTAACAATAAAAGAAAATGGCGTAGAAGTTAAGGTTCACTTTGAGGATGTTAGAATAGGTCGTGCATTGAAAGGGCATCTTACACCTGAATCAGTTGGCAAGTTTACAAAAGCCCTTGGCAAGATGAATAAATATTTATCTAGTATTAATACCACATATAACCCTGCATTCGTCATACCAAACTTTGCAAGAGACTTGGAAACAGCGGGTGTTAATATGCAACAGTATGACCAAAAAGGGATGACCAAAGAAGTGCTAACAAGCACATTATCAGCGGTTAAGGGCATCGCTGCGGTATTACGAGGCGGTAAAGAAACATACTGGTCAGAACAGTATAGAAAGTTTGTATCTGCTGGTGGTAAAAACGCTACTAACCAAATGGGAGATCTACAAGATCAGATAAATAATATAGGAGATATATTAGGAGATATATCTCAAACAGGAATAAAAAAGAAATTAGGATTAAATAAGAACGGATTTACTAGAAAGTTACTAAACTTTTTAGATGACTATAATACAGCAGTGGAAAATGGGGTCAGGGTATCTGTATTTACTTCACTTACCAAGCGTGGCGTTTCACCGGCCCGGGCTGCACAAGCGGCTAGGAACGTGACCGTGAACTTTGCGAAAGGTGGAGAGAACAAAACCTTAATGAACTCATGGTATTTATTTTACAATGCATCACTTCAAGGATCGATGGCGCTTATTAACGCTGCCGCCAAATCAAAGAAGGTAAGAAAAGTTTGGGCTGGTTTGGTTATCTACGGCATCATGCAAGATCAACTTAATTCACTACTTTCTGATGATGAAGATGAAGATGGAATTAAGGATTATGATGAATTACCTAGATACGTTTTAGAGCATAATTTGATATTACCTACTTTTGGTTTAGCAGGAGATAAGTTTATTATGATACCTTTATCATATGGCTTAAACTTAGGTGTTAACTTTGGTAGGTCGTTAAGCAGGGCGGCTAGAGGAGAATACACTGCAGGAGAAGCCAGTAGGTCTATCTTCGGCACTGCGTTTGAAAGTATAAGTCCATTTGGTGGATTTGATAATATATACAATCTTACTGCACCTACAGTATTAGATCCTTTTGTTAGTTTGGCTATCAACGAGGATTATAAAGGAGATCCTATATACAAAGAAAGCCCTACATTCTCATCACGACCAACACCTGACAGTCAAGCATACTGGTCTAATACTAGCTCTATAGCAAAAGGCATTGCAGACAACATAAACAGTCTTACAGGTGGAGATGCAGTATCTAGTGGGTATATAGACTTTAGTCCAAATACTTTAGAGTTCTGGTTTGATTACTTCGCAGGTGGCACGGGAGCTTTCGTTCAGCGTTCACTTGAAGCACCTCCAGCTATCTACGATGCTTTGCAAGGAGACTTTGAAGGAGATATAATGAGAGCCATACCACTAGTTAGAAAAGTGGTTATAAGTCCTAGTGAGAGGGAAGATGTAGGCAACTATCTAAAGAATAGACAAGAGCTATTTACGATACTAGCAAGAATAGACTTAGCTAGGAAGTCAGGGGACACAGCAAGTGCAAATAGCCTATTCACGGAATATAAGGATCAAGTAAGGATATCTGGGAGATTAAAAGCTATTGATAATGCTAGAAATAGATTATTACGGCAGATTAAGGAAATTGACGCAAACCCAAGAATACCAGAACAAACTAAGTCTAATCTCAAAAGAATTAGAAGAGAGAAGATAAATGATCTAATGCGACAAGGATTAATTTTAATGAGGTCTGTGGGCTTAAAAGAAGCTGGGTAGAAGTTAATGTTAACTTATAGCTAAAAGTTAACAATATGACTGGTGGTATGTATGGCAGCGAATCGAGAAACCAGAACAGTTGACGAACCGAGAGCTTGTTTCATTGGCTGCCACAAAACCAACTACTATCATACTATCATCTTTTCTTTTTGATATTTTTGATAAGTTCTCTTAGATACCATTGTGCTTTTTCTAGGTCTTCTAATGGATTATTGCTATGTTTATGCTCGTATCTCCACAAGTATTTAAAGATACTGCCTTGTAGATAATACCTGTAACCATCTCCAAGTGCTGACTTGATTGCATCAATGCACTCTACTCTGCCTTTACGATAGTGTTCTGGTCTATTTATTTTATCACTCATTTTATTTTATGCTCCCTATGATGACAAGTAATGCAAAGCAAATCACATTTATCTATTTCTTGTTTTATCTTTTCCATAGAGTGATTTTTACCTAGCATTCTTGATATGTTGTTAATCTTAGTGGTTGGGTCTTTGTGGTGAAAGTGCAAAATATCTGGGTTATCTTTATACCCACAAGAAGAGCAACCAACCTCTTTCTTGTATGCACGAATTTGTAACCTTTTTTCTGCTTTTCTTCTGGCATTTAATCTATTTGTAGCTTTGTCTTTCAGCAGATCATCTGCTTCTTTTTTAATTTCAGGATCAATAAACCCCATAGATATAAAGTTCTTATCTTTAAAACTTTGTAGATACTCATTGAAGCCAGTTTCCTTTTCAAGCAACTCTGCTTTTTGTATAAGTTTTTTTGCAAAATCTCTTAAACCTTTAGCTAAAGTGTTATATCTGATTTGTTTGTCTATTTGTTTATTATTATATTTTTCTGGCTCTATTATGTAGCCACCATTATCGCATTTCATTACTATCTTCATTTTATTCCTATACCTTTAAAATGTTTTAAATCAAAGTGGCACATAGGTTCTTGGTCTTGCCAGTCATTTCTGTCAGATCGACCACCATGTCTAATCTGGTGATGACTAAAAAAATCAAGATAACCAGTTCTGTCTGTCCACGATACAATTAGTATTGACTTAGTATTTGTTTCTCTGGCAAGTCTTCTGGCTTCCATGACTTTTGCTAGAGATATTATATATGTTGGAAATGTCCCAAAAGTGTGCGTTCTGCACTTCACTTCTGCGAAACCCACTAGGCTCTCACTTGCACTAGTTGAAGTTCCACTATCTATACGATACATGGCATAATCTATTTTATAGGACATTGGTAATTTGTAGGAAGCTACGTTCCAACAATCTGAAACGTAGCTTATAAGATTTTTTTCTGATCTTAGGTCGTTGTCATTTTCATACATGGGTCGCATAAGTTAACGTTAACCTTTTGATCTTTTGCTCTCTACCCATTCAGCAACTTCTTCTTTTTTAAATAGGTGTCTTATCCTTTTATCAGTCTTTAATATCTCAAAGCTCTTAGGAAAGTTCTCTTTTGGGTCTTTCATCAGCTTTCTAACAAGACTGCTACTCAAGGATAAATACTTGGCAACACCATCTACTGTTAAGAAGTCAGAGGATATGTCTGCATTGTTTTCATGTTTCGGTGCTGACATTCTCTTCCCTATTATCTGGTGTTCCGTCTTCATTTAACTTAACCATGACAACCATATACCTTGATCCAACCCAGTCTTTGTGTAGATCTTGAGGTACATCATTTGGGTGTATTGTTAGCCTTATGTTAGTTCCATTTTTGTCTTGCATCATAGATGTTTTGACTGCCTCAAAACTAACACCCTCAACTTTTTTTTCTTCTTCCATTTATCTCTCCTTTAGAATGGTATTGGATCGTCTATTTCATCATCAGATTTATCTTCAGTAGGCTTTTGTTCTACCTTTTCTTTCTGATTATCTTTTCTCTCTTTTTCCATGTTGGCTATTATTCTTAAATAAGCATTGCCAGACTTGGCTACTTTTTTCCAACCAACAAGGTTGACTTTAGGCTGTTCTATTCCCTCTTGCTTTTGAGCTATGAGGTCATCTACAACTTCCATGTCCAGTTCTAATATTCCATTATAATCTGGACTTCTATCACTTCTCTTTTGCTTTGCAACAAACAAAGCTCCAGTCGCACCATAGTTGTTTTCTTCCATTAACTTTCTCCTTGTTTAATTTCTTTTGCTCTCTCTCTGAAAGCATCTTCTACTTCTTGATGTGCAATCTCAGACATTGCTTTCAGTTGTCGTAATGGCTCTGGATTACCTTTCCAGTATGCCACCAACTCCTCTCTGGTTTTTTGTACCTTTAGAAATGTCATAAACATTTCTTTAATCATGGAAACCATCTTAGGATCTGGTTTATCACTTGTGCTTTTATTGGCAACTTCTCCCTCGTCTATTTCAGCTTGAGAATAAAAGTCCCCATGAACACCAAGTAATTTTAATATAACACGATCTATAGCTCTCTTTTCTGCCATAGCATATACATACTTGTTAGATGTATTTTGGGGACTAACTTCCCCAATAGACCATGCAGTATTCTTGCCTTTGCCATCATCTATGTAACCTTGAACTACCAAAGACACGATTTTCTTTTCTGTATCACTTTCAATAATCTTTGGTGGGTCAAACCACATACCCAGATGTGCAGATATTTTTTCTAGTGCTTTATGCTTTACGATCAATGCATTTTTATTTTGAGGTAAAGACCAGACTGCACTATTTTTATCTCTTACATCAACAACTTCTCCTACTTCCTTGAGAAGTTTACTTAACTTTTCGTTTATTTCTGCCATTACAACTTCTTCCACTCCCTAATCTTATCTCTTATCTTTATAAACAATCTGATTAAGAAAAATGGTTTTTCAATTTTACCCTTACCAGTAGCTTCAGCTATATGCTCTGCAATAAGAGATCTATCTTTTGGTCTTGTTGCAGTTATCTTTGGTTTTAACTTTACCAAACCACTTTTCTTAACTTTTCTAATAACCTTTTTAGGACTAGCTTTGTCCGTCTTTTTATTAACCATTATTAATCCTTTCTTGATATTGGTTACAAAAATCAGCAACTGAACAATAGTTGCCACAACGAGTGTGTTCTCCTACTCGAAACTCTATTTCTAAATCTGTTTTGTTAGTGTAAGCTCTGTCAGTTTCTTTATGCCATTCCATATATTTGATAGCTTCTTCCTCGCTATCTAAAACTCTGATAGCTCTCTTCTGACCTTTTTTCTTTACTGCCCAAGTGTCATTCTTTTTCCAAGTGTCTTCGTCTGAACACAATGGGTAACTCTGGTGAACGTCAAAATTTATCTGGGACTCTTGATGTAATGCCATTCTCTTTTTGACATATGCCAATCTATCCTCGTAACTCCACAATGGTATATCTACGAACACGATAGGTGCTTTTGGATAGTTTTCTTTTTTCTCACTATCTTTTCTGTTCCAATCTCTAAGTATGGCACATATTTTAAGGCTAGTTACGTTGCTCTGGGAAAAAGCATTCTTGTCATCTACTAGATATGCATAGCAGTTTAATTGATTTTCCCACTCTATCTTTCCATATATGACAGACCAGACTGATGTAACTTTGTAGTCAACAATAGTTATCTGGTTGTTCTTTATCTCCTGTCGATCAACTGCACCAGATAAAACCCAACCATCAACTTCAGAATATAATCTTTCTTCAGTTATGCTATTTTCTGATTGTTCTGAATTTTCTAATACTGAATGAACTGCAGTACCAAATAATGCCCAGATCATGTCAACTGCATCAATTTCTATCTGGTCATGATATTGCTCTTTCATAATCCTAACTCTAGGACTATCGATCAATGTCGTTACTGATATATCAGCTTTACCTTTACTATATTTATCGTTTCTGGCAAAATCCACGAATGGTTTAGGCATACCAAACTTGTTTGTAATTTTCATGTGTCTTCTCCTACGCTATTTTGAAAATATAATGGAAAATAATAGATGTCAATAACTAATAATGAGAAATTTAAATTTATTATTGAGGGAGAACCAGCAAGTAAAGGAAACTCTAGGAAAATAGTAAATTTTGGGAAAAGAATGGCATTAATAAAATCTCAAAAAGCTAGAGATTATGAAAAGTTATTTGCAGATCAATGTCCAGTTTTAGAAAATCTTATTGAAACTGATGTTAAAGTGGAGTTAATTATATACTACGCATCAAGAAGACCAGATTTAGATGAAAGTGTGATACTGGATTGTATGCAAGGGAAAATTTATGTTAATGACAGACAAGTCAAGCAAAAGCACATTTACTGGGGACTGGACAGAGAAAGACCTAGAACTCATGTCAGAGTGTCGCCTTTGGAAACATGTAATTTGCCAAGCGATCTCTGATAGCTATCTAGGAAGTCCAAAAGAAAAATTAAGAGTTGGCGAATGGCTAATGACTGACGATTACATAATCGTATGTGATATGGCAGAGATGCACCCAGAGAATTTATACAAACTAATAAAAGAAATTTTAACTAGTAAACCAATAGTTGCTAGATATCTTGGAGAAAGATTAAGAAAAGCAATTCAAGATAGGGGTCATCTCTACTAGTTATAACATACTAGTTATAACAAGTAATAATATATATATATATACTAGTTATAACTAGTAGATGTTAAGGTTAACATTTAAAACAGTTTTGCAAAAACGGGGCGTACCTCCCTATATCATCTGATATGTGAACTTATAAAAATAGCTAAATTTTTTTGTTGACGAAGATTTTTTATCTGATTATCTTTTCTGTCATGCGTAGGAGAAATCAATGGAATTAAAACAAAATATTAGGGCAAATGCCCTCAAGTTAGGTAGTGGTCAACACAAGGTAAGCTGTCCATTTTGCTCAAGTCAGAGAAAGAAAAAAGACCAGAAAACATTATCATTAAAAGTAGATGCTAAAGTTGTTTATTATAATTGTTGGCATTGCAATGAGAATGGATTTATCAAGTTTGAGGATAACAATTTTAGATTAATAAGGAGAGAGAATGTGATTCATGCTGTTGATGATAATAGGTGGAGAGATTTAACAGTAGAGAATGGCAGTATTAATTATTTGAAAAGTCGTGGCATCTCAGAAGACACGGCAAAAAAGGTAGGTATAAAGTTTAAACATCACTACATTGCATCAGAAAAAAAAGAGATGCCTTGCATAGTTTTTCCATATAGAAACAATGGCAGTACAGAGTTTGCCAAGCTCAGATCATTTCCACAAAAGGGTTTTTCATCTCAAGGATCAGCAGTAAATTTTTTCAACATAGATAACGTAAATGATAATGAGTTTATGATTATTTGTGAGGGGGAGATGGACTGCTTGTCATTCATGGAGATAGGTTACAAGTCAGTTGTTTCCATACCTCATGGGGCAGTAATGAAAGTTGTTGATGGTAAAATAGATGCTCACGAAGACAACAAATTTAAGTTTATTTGGAATGCAAAAAAGAAACTTGATGAATGCCAGAAAGTTGTTATTGCAATGGATAGCGATAAGTCTGGTCAAGCAATGGCAGAGGAGTTAGCCAGAAGAATAGGTAAGGATAAGTGTTTCAAGATAGAATACCCAGAGGATTGCAAAGATGCCAACGAAGTTTTGGTTAAGCATGGTGCAGAAGAATTAGATAAAATAACTGCAAATCCAATACCATATCCAGTTTCGGGATTGTATGATGCTTCACATTTTTATGAAGAAGTTGATGACATTTATGAAAAAGGTATAGGGTCTGGGGTTTCTACTGGCTATCAAGAGGTAGACGAACTTTACACGATTGTCGAGGGTCAGCTTACAGTTGTAACTGGACACCCATCATCTGGTAAGTCAGAGTTTGTGGATCAGATCATGGTAAATATTGCCAGAGATAAAGGTTGGAAGTTTGGGATATGTAGCTTTGAGAATGAGCCTAGAATACATATTGCTAAATTAATTAGTAAATATGTTGGCAAACCTTTCTTTGATGGCATAACTCCAAGAGTTACAAAAGAAGATTTAGCTACTGGAAAGAAGTTTGTTCAAGATCATTTTTCTTTTTTGTATCAAGCTGATGGGTCGCTATCTACGTTAGATAGCATTATCGAGAGAATGAAAGTTGCAGTCATGCGACATGGAATTAGAGGTGTAGTTATAGATCCTTATAATTATATCTCAAAAGAAAACATAAATTCTGAAACTGATTGGATCTCAGATATGCTAACTACGTTACGAGTGTTTGCCCAAGCTCATGGAATACATATCTGGTTTGTTGCCCACCCAACAAAAATGATGCGAAAAGATGATGGGACTGTGCCACCACCAAAAGGTTATGATATATCTGGTAGTGCATCATGGTTTGCAAAAGCTGATCTAGGATTAACAGTTCATAGACCAAACCCATCAACGTCTAGTCTTAGTCAAGTTATGATTTGGAAGTGTAGATTTTCTTGGGTTGGATCTGTTGGGGATTGTGTGCTATGTTTTGATAAAGCAACATCAAGATATATTAGCACAGATGAAATGGAAACTGCTGAAGATATGTTAGCTCCTAAAAAGACGAAGCTACGAAAACCACCAGTAAAAAGTTATTATGAAAAAGATGACGAAGACGTACCCTTTTAAAAACAAAAAGGTAAAGCCAGAATTTGTTGGTAACACTAACAAAGTAAGAATGAGGATAGTTGACCAAACATCTCTCGATACGTTACTTACGAATGATAGTATATCATTAAATAATTATAAAATATTGGATAGGTTGGCATCAGATTATAATAAGTCTGGTATGGTTGGAGTAAAAGCCAGTAATTATAATCCCAGAATTTCAGCTAACTACGACACAACTAGCGACAACCACCACATTTTAAAAAGAAAAGTTTACGAATGTCTGGCTTTTGTAAAATCGGCAGGTGGTAATGGTTGCTACAATGCACTAATGAAATTGTTAACTGATAGAGTTTTGACTAGGATAGATATTGAATTTATTGAAAATAATATTGGGGAAATTGTTAAGCCAGTAAAAGAATATTACGAAAACTGGAGTTCGTCTTGACTTAACTTATAGGTGGGGATATGTTGTGTATAAGTGTGTAACCTCATTACTCACTTCTTACTACGCTAAAAGAGGGCAGTACTTCTCATACTGCCCTCATTCTTTTTTTATTATCTATTCTCAGTTCTTAATAATAATCTACGAGTTGCAAGGTTAGTGCTTTTCAAACTTTGCATTATTCGTTTTTCATTCTCAGTTAAATTGATTAATCTTAAAAACCTTTTCTTTTGGATAAGAATATCCTTACGTTTTTGAATAGATTTTTGCATTGCCATTTTCTCCATATAGTTGAACTGTTGTGTAAATTTTCAACTTGGTGGCAATCTCTAAAAGTTAAGGTTAACAGTTACTCTTCAAAAGTACTGCCACCTCGCATGTGCTGAATTGTTGATGTAGATACTTTGTTTACTCTTCCATATCTATCTTTATCTGACAATCTGGTTGGTACATCTTCAAACCTTTCATCAGCTCCTAATTCTTTTGGAGTTTTTTTGGCATTTCTTTTCCAGAGATCCCTCTGGAGATCAACTATCGAATTTGCATATCGATAACCTTTAGATCTGCCCTTTAATTTACTGTAAGATGTTGTCATTATATCGATCTCCCTTTTAATCAGCGAATACTCTTGCTACAGAGCATTAAGGTTGTTTTGCTAGTATTCGTACAGAGAGGTCTGCAACCCTCTCTGTACAAGCCTTAAATCAGCTTTTTTTATGAGTTTCCATACCTTAAACCTCTCTTGAATTACAAAGTCCCAGTTTTACCCTTTTATACTTGCCAATAAATTAAAATAGAGGAAGCAAGATATAAAAGAGAGGTATAGCATTTAGGTTAGTCTGTTTCATGACTAGGCACTCATACGACCCACCATCAATGGAGTGGACTTAAACCTCTTATTCTTTAAAAAAGATACTGTAAAAACTTACCAGTATCATTGTAAAACCAACTGCCCCAATAAAACAAGTAAAAACTATGCCCTCAAAACTTTGCATGTAATACCCATCTGGATCAGCTAGTGTAACAAAAGACATAAGCATTATGCATATGCCTAATAGACATAATAATATTCTTTCAATCATATTCATTCTCCCACTTGTTAATTTGGTTATATAAATTTTCTGCACATTCATGACGACCTTTAGAAAGATAAACGTCTGCATCATCAACGTCATTGTTGTCATCAAACGTATATTTTTCGTATTGATTAACTTCGTCTTCAAGCCAATCTTTGATCTTTTTTATTATTTGATTTGATATATCGTCTGGATTATTTCTCACAATTAATCTCCTCATTTTGTTCTTTGTGGTGCTTCTGTATTATCTTGTATAGATAATTTACATAAGATCTGAATAACTTTTGATCTACGAATGCATGTGGAAATTCTGGATTAGTTGGCATGTAAGCAAACCATTCTCCCTCATAATAAATATCATGACTTATTTCTACATTACCTTGAACACTATAAATTTTAGGCTTGTAAGTAAAACCAAGATAACTATGGTTTTTTGGGTTAGCATTAGCGACTTTAATATCATCACTAATTTTTCTATAC